AGAATTTATAAGTACCCAATCCCATTTCATATAAATGGAATAATAAGGCTTCCCAAGAACTGGGCAGCTATGAGCTATCAGCTTCAGGGTGATGTCCCTACTTTGTGGGCTAGTGTAGATCCTGAAGAAGATGTGTTAGGTTATGAATTTTGTTGGCTGGCTACAGGGGATAAGATCCCTAATAATTTTAGTTACCAGCATACTTTCCAGGAAGGCGCTTATGTCTGGCATTTGTACATCAACACAGGATTTTACATATGACAGCACCAGATATAACAATTTTTAACGAGTTGATTACCAGTTATACTGGTGAACTTGTTTATGAAAAAGTCTATGCAGGTATAATCAAACCTTATCCTGTTAAGATCTATGCTGGAGTTTATATGTTTAAGAACAGCATGGATCACTGGGCTTGCAGACATGTACGTTACTGGATCCCTGGTCCCTACCAGAAAAAATACAAGAAGCTGCAGGAGCTGCTGGATACTATACCACAAATGACAATTGAAAAATAACCAGATGGTATACGTAGATGATTTTTATAAAACTGGTGTGAAATATGGCCGCATGAAAATGTGCCACATGATTGCTGATACTAGAGAAGAACTATTAGCCATGGCCAGAAGAATTCAAGTAGATGACAAATGGATTCAGTACGCTAACACTCCTCGAGAACATTTTGATATCTGCTTAAGCAAAAGAAAATTAGCTATCCAACATGGCGCTATAGAAATCAACATGCGGGAACTTGCTCAGAAAGTTCAAGAACGAGGTGTATGTTTTCCAGTAAAAAATCCAACTAACCCCTTATAACCCCACCTTATGAAAGCAGAACCTATTCTTCCCTGGAAGCAAAGCCCAGAATATCAACGCATCTATGAAGTCTTACTTAAACGCAAAGTGAAAAAAGGAAAGGTAGGCCCACCTTCTGATCACGAAATTGATACCTACACTGCAGAGTTGGCCAGGAAAAATGCTAAGAGAATAAAAGACAATCCTCCAAAACAGAAAAGGCCATAAGGCACCTGCACCTGCTTAGTTCATCAGGTAATAAAAATTAAGAAGTAAAATTTTGAAGTTTGTTTGTTGTGACCAGGACATAGTTAGTCCCTTGAAGACAGATCTTAAATTTCTTTAAGACCACTTTGCTTAACTTGTATATCTCAAAGTGTTAAACTAGAGCCTTCCTACATTTACCAGACGCAGATCTCTGAAGATCTTCACTAAATAGCGCTGTAGGCCAATGAGATATTAAGTTGTCAGCTTTACCTATCACCGGTGACAATTCAGAAACATAGTTTCTTATAAACCGGAGCTGCTCCAGAACCTTTCTAAAGGGTCTTTCCAGAGGAGTACTTGGTAAGTATAGGATTTGTTGATTCATTATTAGGATAAAGATTGTTGAAAAAATTTATCAAAAGCAAGCTAATTGTATTGCTTCCGGTAAAAAAGTGTAGATTTAGCTTGTATTAAGTCTTTTCATTAATTCCATACTAGCTTCCTTAATCCAGGGAAGCTTTTTTTATTTTATACCTTTAGCTTTACAAGAAGACAGAGTTACTTCCCAGATCTTAGGTGAAGATCTCCAAGTTTCATGCTGTTTTATTTTTCAATAAACAACAACACTAAGCCCTGGTAGGTAGAATCACTGGGGCTTTTTCTATATCTATAGCTAAAAATTTTTCAGAAAATTTTTTTGGGTATCTCTCTAAAAAATTTTGTATACCTCCTAAGGGGGGAACCATACCCCCCCAGAAAAAAAATGGGTACCCCCTAAGAAGATAACCACCTCAATAATAGCCCCCGCTTTGCTTTGGTGTGTAGGGAGGTACCCTATGCATATAACTAAAACTTTATATTTTTATGGAAAATTTAATGTCAAGTCCTGTAATTGTGGACATTAACAAGGTTGAGACAAAGGATGGCAAAGAGTTGTTTCAGTTACTCATTGAGCAAGAAGCATTTATAGCTAAAGCTGATGGGTCAGTAAGGGCTGGAACACTGAAGTGCAGAGTCCTCACAGACTGGAATTTTGCTAAGTGTAACTCTGTGAAAGGCAAGGCTTTACCAGGCTATGCTATAGCAAGAGTTGAATGTGATCCTTATGAATTCACTGTAGATGGAGAGGTGAAGCTCTTCAACCACACCTGGGTTCTCCAGAAGGCATAGTAGTATGTACAAAGTAGCAGCCCTGACAAGCTGCTACTGTACTCTTCCCAGGAAGTAATTACATCTCCAGTGTTGAGCCATCTCCCCGGAAGCAGATTCAGGCAAGATACATTTTGAGAAGTAATTACTACTGGTTACTACATTATCCTCTCAAGATTATAGATTATAACTCTTTTACTTTCGTACTTACGAATTACTCCCTGTGATTCTAACTTCTCACCTTGAGATGTTGCTTTTCACACACACATTTTAATTACATAACCCTGTGCTATTACAGATAGCGAAGATCCTAAGTAGTATTAAGCTTAGATGATAAGGCTCGTAACCTTACAGGGTTACTATTTAGTAGCAGCTTACCCACCTGGACCAAGGAATATGGGTCATCAGACTATAACCTGAGTGCGCACCAGGTTATTCCAAGTCGAGTGCTGCTACTATCTAATCTTTACTAACAACTGCATGGATTGCAGTCTAAGTAGCTATTATCCACCAGCCTCGCGGAGAGGTCAAACAACAGTGTAAGTGGTGCTAGCTGGTACAGCAGGCTTTATAAACCTGCAAGTCAGCTGTAATAACTATGATTTTATTTTACTTAATCAATTACAACAACTACAATGAAAACTTACATTCCAGCAAAACATGCTGCATTCTGGCAAGCTAAGGCTACACAGCGCATGGTATTATTTACTATGCTTCAGGCTTTAGACTTGAAACTCAGACACATTGATCCTACCAATTACATTTAAACAACAACTAAACAACTACAATTATGTGCAAATTTGATGTTTACACCCCGGTAGCCAACACTACCTATTGTGAGTTCTTCACCAGTGTCTATGCAGATAGCCAGGAAGAAGCTGAAGAACTGGCTGACAAAGCATTAGCTGAGTATGAAGCTCAAATGCTAAAAATGGCACCAGATACTGATTATAGCAATGCTACAGCTGCATTGTGTCCTCCAGATCCTTATTTTGGATATTAATCATGAAAAGCTGGAAGTTACAAGGTGTTCAATTACACCACATCACTGTAGAGAGGTTAAAATATAAATATGCGTTGTACAAAACGCATATTTATAACTCTCATCCATTGATTGTGAACAACTGTTGCCCTGTGCAATATGCCTGCAGCATTACATTTACTGCTGTGTACCCTGATGATTATACTTTATGCTTAAACTAACATTATGCTACCTAAAATCTATGCTGTGTGTCGGCATTATCAGGATAGTGACTCTGATGGCTATTACCAGTGGGTTGGCAATCAGATCCTGTCTTATCATAAGACCCATGTTGGGGCTTTGAAAGAACAGAACATACACCTCGAGAAGGAAATTGCTGTTTCTGATACCAGCTCAGCCAGCGAGCACATCAAAGAACTTACCCGGAATAACCAGGTTGGGATCTTTGATGGTGTGGGAAGTAATGGTAAACATTCTATTCAGCCATTGTATCACATTGTTACATTAGATCTTAAACCTTAATTTATTATGCCAGAATCAATTATCATTTATGATGTACGTGAAAACTGTGCGCATACTGATGACCAGGGAGGAGAGTTTTATGTGGAAAGCATTTCCCAGCGTTTATTTCAAACCATGGCTTCAGCGCAGTTATATCTGCAAGAGTTATTAAATCTTAGGATCTCAGCCAGATTAGCCAGCGCAGAACGCTATCCTCATATGCATGGCAATACTCCGCAGGCTATGGCAGATCTGGCTGCTAACAAGCTGCATTTTGATCCTGAGTATCATTTTTCTCAGTATCCTGGAGCTTTTAAGAATATGCCTATCTTCTTCATCCAGGAACAGAAAGTGCTTTATTAAGCATTTTCTGGCTTTTCTGGGCATAACTTTTTTCATCAATCTTTAACCAAAAAACTTATGAGCACCAAGCTATTAGCTTATGTAGTGATCAGCGCATTTACCACAGCCATATTCTTTGGAGCCTTGGTATTTGTGAGCACTGTGATGAGTATTACTGTGCCTTATTGGATCATTACCCTATTTCTGCTTATTGCCGGCAATTGCCTGGTAAGCTTCATCATTTTCTTCATTCACAGCTTCAAAAACAGCGGTGAAGATTAACTATCTACTTGAAATTCTATTAAATTTATTTACTAACTAACAACAAAATCATGAAAAAGAGTATCGCATCCTTACTTCTACTCACTCTTGTAGTAGTGTTCACACTTACTGCAATGGGTGGTTTTATCCTGGCTATGATTGAAAAAGAGCCAAAGCTACTGGTGTTTGCGCTGGCCATTGCCGCGGGAGCTGTAGCTATGTTTGTGGTTCACGAAGTAAAAGCCGTGAATGCAGAACAGCGCAAAGTGGAAGAATTCATGGCTCATTCCAGAGCTAATGATCCTTACACAGTCAAAATAGATTAATAACACTGGAGCCCACCTGGTAGTACCGTGAATGCAATGTTTAAGCTATGTCCACATATGCTGTGAGCTTGCTTCCGGTACTTTAGGTGGCTTTTGGAACTATAGCTCAGTTGGTAGAGCAAAGGACTGAAAATCCTTGCGCACAGGTTCAATTCCTGTTAGTTCCACTTAATTAAACAACTACAATCATGACTAATACACAGAAACAAATGATCCTTCAGGCCTGGGCTTGGTGTGATGCAGAAGATAAATCAACAGAGTTTATGCTTGCTTATCTCAGTGATATTTCTGGTGTTGATTACGAAGAAGTAACAGATTATATCTGTTCTGAAGAAGCAGAAAAAGACCGTGAAACTTATTATAAAACTTTAAATAATTAAAAACATTTCAACAACTACAATTATGTTTAATTCACCAAGATTCAAGCGTCAGCTTCTTGAAGTAACAGAGCGCACTATAGTAGTGTGTGACAATCCTGATTGCAATTACGAAGTGCCTGCAGAAGCCAGTGAAAGAACATTAGCAGAGAAAATCAAAGACTTAAGTTTTTATTTAAACAAGCCTTGTTTAATCTGTGGTGATAATCTGCTTACTGAAAAAGATTTTAAAACTTACATTACTGTGCAAAAGTTTGTAGCCTGGCTGAATAAATATTTCAGCTGGATCACCTGGTTTTATTCTGACAAAAGCTGGGCTAAAAGAAATACAATCTGTGTACATACACATGAAGGCATTACTATAGAAGATGCACCTGTTAAACATTAATCCTAAACTCTAATTTTATGGATCCATTTGAAGAGGAAGCCAATAAGTGGCAATCCAGACTTAGGTTATTAAAACAAGAAGACCTGAAGAAAAAGCTTAATGCTGCAGCTCTTGAGAAAGCCAGGATTACAGCAGCTATTACTCACAAAGAAGATGATTTGTTAACAGGTAAAATAGTTAAGACTAGTGATTTACTAAAAGATTCAGGTCAGGCTAAACTTATTAACAAACAAGCTATGCTGCGTGCACAATATCCTGATAATCCACAATGTGGTTGTGGTTGTGTGATGTTAGAAAGAACTAACAAAACTACAGGTCAGAAATTCTGGGGATGTAGCAATTATCCTCAATGCAATGAAACTTTACAAATACCTGGTCAACGGCGTAACAGATACTAGCAAAATTATGACACAAGAACAATTAGATAAACGTAAAGCTGAGTTCACACCTGATGACTTTTACATAGTACATCAGCAAGAGCTGCAGGCAGTAAGTGGTGATTTGCGTAAGTTATTACAGAAAGCTTCTAATAATGAAGCGGTAACTATCATACACAATCAGATTGATATGTTGCAGCAGCGTGTAAATTACAAAGATGCTTTGCAATGCAGTAAACAAAGCTGTAGCTTTTGCTGCCATAGTGAAATTTACATTGGCCAACCTGAAGCAGATTTTATCAAGCAACATGGTAATTATGTTATTGATGCAGCCCGGCAAGCTAAACAACGAGCTACTGATGATTACAGCAAGCTAAGCTTTGCGGATAAAGCCTGTATCATGCTTAAAGATGGCAAGTGCCAGGTATATGAGCATAGGCCCAGCTTGTGTCGCAATCATGGTATAGCATTAGGTGAAGATCCATTGAAATGCTTTGAGCAATCACGAGACTTAGGCCAGCCTAATAAGCCTACTGTAAAGATTCAGCAGCCCAGAATGATAGCGTTGGAAGCTATGGCTACTTACATCACTACCAAAAATGCCAAGGACATCAATGATGTGAAGAACATTGCGGAGTATAACTGGTAATTAAAATTTAAAACTTACAACAATGATTCCTACTATTTATGTCTCAAAGCAGTTGCATTACCAGGATGGCCACTCTGATAAAGTTTACAATGTAACTATTGAAGAAGTTCAGCCAGCTTTATATGTAGTGAATTTTGCTTATGGCAGACGCGGATCTACACTTCAAACTGGTACTAAAACCAGTAAGCCTACAGGTATTCTTGAAGCTGAAAAAATTGCCCGCAAGCTGATCACTGAAAAATTAAACAAAGGTTATGTTGATGTGAGTGCTGGTCAAGGGCAAGTTAACATTGTTACTGTGCCTAAAGCTAAAGCTAAGGCTGCTGTTTTCCCCATGTTACTTATTCCTATTGATGAAGACGAAGTAGAACAGTATTTGGAAGATGATAACTGGATCATGCAAGAGAAAATTGATGGTGAGCGCAGAATGATTGAAACTGCTTATGGTATGAGCAGGGGCTTAAACCGTAAAGGCCAGGAAGTAGCTTTACCTGCAACTATTGAACAAGCCATCAATAAAATCAGTCTTAAGAAATTAGGTATGATCTTCGATGGTGAGCAGATTGGTGATGACTATCATGTTTTTGATTTACTAGGTGAATCTACCAGCAATGCGCTGGCTTTTAAGAAACGCCATGAGGTGTTGCTAGAGTTAATAAACAAATACAACACAAGCCCTCACATTCATTTAGTAAAAGCTGCTCAGGGATTTGCTGCTAAATCAAAGCTTTATGAAAAGCTTAAAGCTGACAACAAAGAAGGCGTAGTATTCAAACACCAAGCTGGATTGTATACACCAGGAAGAACACAAGATGCAGTGAAATACAAGTTTTACGAGACTGCCAGCTTTGTAGTATCTGCTCTCAATGCACAGCGCTCAGTTCAGATTGCTGTTATGGCTGGTGATGCTTGTCTTCCGGTAGGCAATGTAACCATACCCGTGAATCATGCAATACCTAAAATAGGTGCAGTAGTTGAAGTCAGATATTTATATGCTTATGCAGAAGGCTCGGTGTATCAACCAGTTTATCTTGGGGAGCGTAGTGACATCAGCCCCAGTGATTGTTCCATGTCACAGCTCAAGTATAAACCAAACATTTCTTTAATTTAATTTCTAAACTCAAAACAACAACTACAATGAAAGGTATTGTTCAATTAATTGTTTTTATTATCTGTGGTGCAGTAGGAATCTATTTCCTTGCCATGAATTTCAAAATTATCATGGCCATCATAGGTGTTGTCCTGTTTATTGGTGCTGTAGTCAGCTTTATGGGAGATAATCCCGACAAAAAATCACGTTAATGATAACACCAAGAAAGATTATAGGCTACGCAAAAGAAGTCGTAGCCTATACACCAAAAATCAGATTATATGTTTGGTTTTTACTTTTGCTTCTTGTTGTTACGCCTACAGCAGTAGCACTTAGCTATGAAGTTGGAGATTCTGTGCGGATTCCTGGCTTTTGTGTAATGCTGCTATTACTTATCGGTGCCGTACTTGATTTATTCAGGGATTTTCCAGATACTTTTAAAGAAAACTTTAACCGCAAAAAAGATTAAACAACTACTATGGGACAGTACATTAACAGAACCAGTACAGGTGTGCCATTGCCTGCTAAAGGTAAAGCTCAGCTCTTAATTGAAGATGGTGCCAGGATCACACACCCTGAATTCCAACCTAATTTGATTTGTGTGGTAGAAAATCCAGTATTAGGATTTGATGCAGCTTTGTATTGTGAAACAGAAGCTGATTTTATCAGAACTACACATAAAGCTGATACGCGAAAGAAAATCTATTTAGTTCACCCTAACCTGCAACCTTTGCAAATGTAAAATGAGACAACTTTTTAAAATATTTCTGGTAATAATAGTTACTACCGGGAGCAGTTACAGCCAGGATGCAAATGGGGATCCTGTGCAGCCTCATCATGTTTACGGTAAAGGTATACAACAGCCTTATGGGCAAGGTCCTTTAGCTGCTTGTACAGTACAGTGGGAACCTATGGATACTACGTTTACCCTTACCATTTTTACTGATCCTGATTTATTAGAAATAACCAGTATAAAGTATTTTGGAGGGCATACGCGTGCAGCAGAAACTATTAAGGTTGATGCTAAAGCAGATATCAGAATTGCTACTACGTATACACATGCCATATACCTTAAAACAATATTTGGTGTTACCAGTATACTTTTTATACGTGATCCTGCTACAGGTAAAGGCGTAGTATTAGGAAATGGCAGGGTGTTTTTTCTATTAGACACTGCTACATCTTTTGTACACACAGATCCTGCAACAACAGGTATAGATATGGATGCATATCGTCATATTAAATGGCAATGGCATCCTATTTATGATCTATGGGTGAGCCGGCAGCAAAAAGCCAAGACTGCTTTTATTGATATCAAAAAAGAAAACCTGGTATACTAATGAAAGCAAAAGAAGAAAAAGAGTTTAAAACTTTTAATCATGGCAAGGATATTATCAGACTTACTTCAATGCCAGGTAAAAAGATAGTAGAAGGTATGCCCACAGAACTGCATTTTAAAGAAGATGGGGCTTTGAACAACACACCTAGTTTTGCCATAATCATTCAAGATGTTAATGGTAATAAAGTTGTGGGGCAGATCAGTTTGCAAATGCTGAATGAAGGCTTAAATGAATTGGGGTATAAAATTATTCCGGTATAAGTATGAAAGATTTTATGCACACCATAGAAGGTATATCCGTTACCAAGTATCATATAGGCACTGTATTTGTCCACAATGATCCTGCTACAGGTAAGACCAGGTTGTGCAAGCTTACTGGTTTACATGAACTGTTAAGTAATGCTGTTTTGGTTGAGTATTATAATCCTACAGCTGGAAAAGGCATGTGGCATCAACCAACAGCAGTAAAATGCAGTGAATTACATTGGTATAGAAAACCCAATTTTACAGCAGCAGATCTACTTAAATGAAAGCACAAAAAACACTGTCTCGCCTCAGGTTGCAGGAAAAACTGGATCGCATTAAGATAGCTAAAGCTAATCTTATGCCTCATCCTATATATCCTGGATTAGAACATGCAAAATTGTCCAAAGCACAGTTTAAACTGGTGCACATTGTCAACAACTTTTATTTCAGAATGTATGCTACTAATGCCAAAGTAGAAGTATGTAAGGGTGTGATACATCCTACTCGATTTAGTGTAATTACACAATTGGTTTGGTTTTGTAAAGACAGGCCTGAAGCGTATAAGAAAATTCAGGAACAACTTGATATGTTGTTAAAGCAAGGTTATACTTGGGAAAAAAATTTGATCACGCCTGAAGAAATACATGATACAGAACAGTTTCAAGTTATGCTTAACAACAGACAAACTGTTAATTTTGAGCAAAGCGATGAAAAGTACAAAAGTTTTGAAAAACAATTAAAATATTAAGTATTGCTGCAAGGTTTTTGAGAGGTCTTTAGCCTTGCGCAATGTTTAGTACCTGAATGCAATAAGCATAATAGCCAAAGCCTTATTCCATCTCCTGTCCAGTGGTTCAAGCTGGGCTACCAGCCCCTGTGGTGAAATTGGCAAACACAGGTAAAATAGCGGAATGCATGCGCATCTCTTCTACATTTATCCGTCTGAAAATGACATACAGGTTCGACTCCTGTTGGGGGCTCAAGTTTTATTTAGAGGGGTGAAGACAGATGTACAGTAAGGTGGTATTTCCGTAGTTGTTGGTGCTACAAACCTGTGCATTTTTGGGTTTTCTACGTGGAGGTTCGAATCCTCCTCCCTCTGCTATTTTTCACTGTATAATCTAACTAACATGCTTAAATCAATCCGAAAATTTATTGTTAAAGCCTGGCATTGGCTATTATGTCACATAATAGGCTATCATGAACTTGTTACCCCGTTTCTTGAAAGGGGTAGTATAGATCCTGAAGTTATAGCTCTTGTTACTAATCCCAATCTTACTGCAGAAGAATTTCTTGAAATTGCTGTAAGAGATAGTAAGGTATATTGCAAGCATTGCAGAAGATACTTTACTCCTGGTAGAGGGTATTCAAAGCTTACTCATCCTAGAGAACTTAAAGATTAACTTATGGGTATAGCTAGACTTAAAGCTTTAACTGAAAGCGAAAAAGATGAGCTTGTGCTCATGGTATTACAGCAACTCACGTATCAGGCCAAAGAAACTTTCATGAAAAACGAAGTGATAAATCTAGGCATGATCATAAAGCTTATTGAGCTTAGTATAGCAACATTAGCTGAAGCTCCTGGTGAACAAACCAGCATTAAGCTTGAAATTGATAGCTTGAAGCTAGATGTAAAAATTAAAGCCAGATCAGGTACAGATCAAATTGAACTCGACATGTTAAATAATCAACAACTATAAAACTTACAGCTATGAAACAACATAAAGTAATGTCCATTGATTTTAAGCACAGCAATCCAGGTGTAGTTTTTGCATCTGAAGAGGAATTTAAACAAGATTGCATAGCCAGCTTACAAGATCTTCTTAAGCGCAGAATAGAATTTATGGGAGATGTGGAGATTACAGAAGAAAATCTGCCTCCATTGCCAATGTTTGTTAATGTTTATTTTGAAAATGGTAGTTATGCTGCTACGTTGCTCCATCCTGAAAGCGATACAGACAAGCAGTATTTACTTACTGGTGTGAAGAAGATGCTGGCTAAGTACAATGCAGCCAAGAAAATCAAAAGTGTATTACTTATGATGGAAGCCTGGGTAGGAGAAATAGATACAAAAGCAAGAAAGAAAGAGGATCCTTTTACCAAAGAAATGTCAGAGGAACAGATGCAACGCAGAATAAGCCGTGAATGGAAAGAGAACAAGATCAAAAAAGTTACCCGGATAGTTTGTGAATATCAAACTCCGGTGATGATTGATAATAAACGGCACACACAAGTATCTACTTCAGTGTATAAATTATTCGAACATAAGATTTTAATACCTGATGAAGAACTTACCAAAAAGATGAGTTATAACACAAACTCTAAAGATCATAACCGAAAGCCCTGGTTTAGTATGTTCACTGAATTTGCAGCAGATGATGCTGTTGCTGATAAAGATGTATTAAATTTTAATGTTTTTACAGCAGTAACATTTCTCAAAAAGCTGAACAAGCTGATGCAATAATAATCTTAAACTTACAACTATGCTTAGAAGAGTTCTTATTACCAGAAATACAGCTTATCTGGGCATGGTTGATGAGTTTAACTTATTAAACAGGCCTAATGAAAGTTTTCACGTTGTTACTACTGATGAGCAGATCAACAAGATCAAGCAATTTATTAAAGACCTCGAGCCTGTAATAGGCTTAGACATTGAAACTCCCTGTACAGATCCTTATTGTGGTGAGATACTGCTTACTACACTCAGCACTCCTGAGATGGTAGTCACTTTTGATCATTTTACCATTACGCCGGAAGAAATGCTGCAAGGCCTGGATCTTGAGCATAAGCTTATTATAGCACACAATGCCAAGTTTGAAGTCAGCTGGTTTTTAAAACACAAACAGGAATTTCCTAATGTGCACTGCACTATGCTCGCAGAGCAAAAGCTTTATCAAGGCTGTGAAGATCTGCGGCATAATATCATAGAAGTGTTAACCCGAAGAGGTTTTGCTATTCCTGAAGACATGAACAAAGATGTCAGGGAGGATTTTGTACAGCCTTGGTATAAGCAACATACTTTGGTGCACGTACTGTATAACCAATCTGATACGTTGTTATTGCATCAGCTCAAGTTGTTGCAAGACACATTGATAGAAGATCTGGGTTTAACATTTCATATAAAACAAATTCATTTTCCCTTAATTAAAGTCTTGGCTAAAGCTGAGCTTGAGGGCGTAGTTATTAACGAGCCCGAGCTTATAAGATTAGCCCGGGAAGCTGCAGCTAAAATGCAGGTGTTAGAACAGGACATGAATGCTTGGTTAAACTTGCAATATCCTACTGTGGATCTGATTAGTTTAAACAAGCCCCTGGTTACAGATCTGGCCAAAGTCAGGACCCGCTTAATCCGGACTGAAGGCAGAGCTATTAAAACAGAAGGCTTGATTCTCCGGTATGAAACCCAGAGTAAACAGCATCTGAAAGCTTATCAGGTAGCTGTAAAAAGTAACAGTGCAGCTGCTACAGCCTATCAGGCTGCTGTAGTGCTGTTAAAAGAGCTGGAAAAGCAAGTAAGCATCTCCTGGAGTAGCTCTGCACAGGTGCTGGTCTTATTAAATACCCTGGGCTGCCATCCATTGCCTCAGGCAAAGGATAGGAAGACAGGTAAGTTCAAGCCCAGCTTAGGAAAAGCTGCCCGGGAACGCTGGCTATTGAAGCGTAAGGACCATGTTTTATACCCCTTAATGGTCCAGTATGATCAGTACATGAAGCTTAGTAAGCATGTGAACAGTTTTGGAGAGAGTTTCCTGACCAAGTACAAACACCCAATTACCGGTAGATATCACACCAGCTATAAGCAGGGGCGGGTAGCTACTGGCAGGCTTGCTTCAGGAGATGCCAAAGGACATCCTGCTAAGTTTAATTCCCAGCAAATTATAGGTATTGCAGCTGTAAGAGCCTGCTTTGGCACTACTCCCGGTGATAATATCGCTACAGTAGATTTATCTGGTGCTGAGTTGATTACCATGTGTAGTTTAGCTAATGACTTGAACTTGCTTAAGCTTTCTACCGGGGATATGCATAGTTATTTTGCTAACCTGGGCTGGAAAGCTATTTATAAGCATAGAAAGCAGCCATGGACCTCTGCAGATGAGATCAGCAAGAAGCAACATCCTGAGAAGCGCAAGGAATACAAGCCTATGTTATTTGGTACTGTGTATGGTTTGAAACCAGCTAAAGCTGGGGAGACATTAAACATTCCCGAGCATGAAGGTGGCATTGCTCTGAATACAATCATTGCAGAAATACCGGATACTATCAAAATGGTAAAAGAAGCTGTGAGATTTAGTTTGCAAAACGGATATGTTATACATAATAACAGAACCAGATCCCGGAGATGGTTTCCTCAGGTGTTTAAAGCCCGTGATGAAAAACGTGAGCTTACTTTTTTAGAGCGCATGGAAGTAGAAGGTGGTGCACGCAACACCAGAATCCAGGGGACTCAAGCTGATATGTTATGTGAAAGCATGGTATTTCTTCAACGTTACATAGACCTGTATAAAATTCCTGCAGTGTTATTAATGCAAGTTCATGATGAGCTGGTAGTAAAATACAAGAAAGATCTTACCTGGTTTCCTGCAAGAGTATCCGAGATCATGACCAGAACTGCTAACAAATACCTGAGGCCTGGTATTGTAATGAAAGCAGACATGAAGTTTGGGCCGTATTGGGATAAATAAAAATTAAAACAACTAGCTAACAATGTCAACAACAAATCAACCTATTGCAGTTAAAGATAAAATCTATGCTGTTCTTGAAAACGCTAATGGCGCCACTCAGTTTATCAGAGCACATGCCTCTATGGCAATGCATGTTGAAAACTGGGCGTTGCAGTTAATGCCTGTCAGGCTCGAGCTTGCTGCATTTTTGCAAGGCCGGGGAAGAGATATTAATAATTTCAATGATGTGGTGCAATATGGCAGTTTATTTCTAACTGCTTCTGAAGATTTTCTTCGGGGTGAGCATATCAAACAAGATGTATCATTAACAGAAGCAGAGAAAAAAGAGCTTCGGGAAGAGCTTCAAGATGCATTTAGTGACGATAAAATGAAAGATCAGCTGATGACTAAAGCTGCAGCTATTGGCTGGGTGTTATATGATATTTTAACCCCGCATATTGATCAAGTCAAAGTAGAAGCTATCATCCAAAAAAAGCTTGCTGGTATCCGGCTTAATCTCGTGAGCAAGTTTGCTTCAGATCAAATCCAGGAAGTTACTATACAATTAAAAAAAGGCCTGGCAATTTCAGAGAACCTGGAAGAAAATGGCTTAACTGTTAATACAGATGAAACAGTAAGTTGCAGTACTGCTGAAGTAAAACAGTTCTGGGATAAGCTACAGGATCCTACAAATGAATTTCATGAACACAAAGATGTAGACAGCAATGAAGCCATGGATGAAGAATTAAAAAATCTTAACACCAGCATTGCTAAAATGGTTTTAGAATGTCATAACATAGTCAAAATGTAAAATTATGCAGGATCCCAGAGAAATGTTATTCAAGCGTTCTAAGAAGTTATTTCAGGAACAGCAACGTGTGTTGTGCCAGATTGCTACTGGTGTAGGTAAAACCAAGATAGCTATAGAATTAGCAGATGTTAACCAGGAGCCCTGGCAGATCTTAGTCCCTAAAGTTCCTTTGATTAAAACCTGGGAAGATGAAATGATGAAATGGGGTGCTGAAGAATTACTAAACAAAGTAAACATCATCTGCTATGCTTCAGCGCATAAGTTAATCCCGGGTAATAACAACGTGATCCTGGATGAAGCACACAGGGTAACAGACAGAACCTTGCCGTTTATCAAAGCTTTTGTAGGCAATGGTAAACTTATAGGTTTATCTGCTACTGTGCCCAAGGCTAAAAAGCTATTGCTCGAGCAGCTAGGTATTACTGTAGCTAATACAGTGAAGTATAATCTGGATACTGCAGTTAATGATGATATCATTGCTGATTATGAAATCAAGATCATACAGTTCCCGCTGGACAATGTTACCAAAAATGTACAAGCTGGCAGACAAGGTGCTTACTTCTTTACTACTGAATACCAAGGTTATGCTTACAAAGATGACCAGGTAAGGCAGGCTATAAGAACTGGCAACCCTAAATTCATAAAGTTTAAAAACATAGACCGTATGCGGTTTATTTATAATCTGCCCAGCAAGCTTATGTTAGCGGAGAAAATCCTGGAAGCTATACCGGAAGACAAGAAAGTCATCATCTTCTGTGGAAGTATTGATCATGCCAATGCAGTTTGCCAGCACAGGTATCATAGTAAGACCAGCACTAAAGATTATGATGATTTTTGTGCAGGTAACATTAACAGACTAAGTGTTGTGAATAGCGTATCAGAAGGAGTTAATATACCTAATCTGGATTATGCTGTGCTCATGCAGATTCAGTCTGATAGCTTACACCTGGTGCAAAAGCTTGGCAGGTTATTGCGTAAATCTGATGATCCTGATAAAGTAGGTAAAGCTATCATGCTGGAATGTATTGGCACGCAAGATTCTAAATGGATCCACAATGCTATTGGCCCATTAGATAAATCTAAAATAGATTATATCTCTTCACAACAATTTTTAAACAAAGGATTATGAAAGCAGCAGTAGACATTTTAAAGAAATTAATGCAAGAAGCATTTGAAGCTGGCTATGCAAATAGAAATGATGAAACTTCTGCTGGAAACCCATTTCATAAAACTCCTGATTTTCCTGAATGGTTTGAAGGAGATAAAAAGAAATGGATAAATGCATTAATTGAAATGAAAGCTTTACTTCTTAATTCTAAGAAATTATGAACATGCCCTATACACCGCAGGCTGAAAAGAGATTAAAACATCTTTTCAACCTGCTTGGGTTGAGAATCATCCCCTGTTATTTTCACAAGAAAAATCCAGAGCTGTATGAACAATGGCAATATAATGCCTGCAACCAGACAGCTTTAATTACTGCTTATGTACTAACAAAATTGCTGGTACATCGTGGCCTTCATGATTCAAATCCCTGGGGAAGTACCAAGTTTGATATTAACATCTATGAAGGCATTTTCACAGAAGATTATGCAGGGCAGTATAATCATGCTTTTCTGTATGCAAAAGAACAAACCGGAGCTACTCCTATGTGCTTTTTCATTGATGTAGGCAGAGTATCAAACCCAACTGTATTCAAGATGGGTCCTTGCCTTAGCCCTTTTCCGGTAGCATACAGTGATGCCTATCAGAATCACACTATTCAGCAACTTGATTTAACAGCCATGCTTTATAATCAAGCTGAATATTACACTTCAAAAAAAGGTCTTGAAATCTGTATAGATATTGATGTTATTTTACGAAAATTAGGCTTTGATTTAACCAATTTTGATTGGAAAGCTTAGTTGCTTTTTTTACCTTCAACACCCTGTTTAACCCATTTTTACTATGCTTACAACTGATAAAAAAGAGTTGGCTGATATTGCTGACCAAATCCGTGCACTAGCTCTCCTTTCTGTCCTTGTAGAAGATCCAACTTCGGGTCTGATCCAGCTTAATCCAGAAATGTATATTCATATTGGCAGAGCTACTCCAACAAATCCAAGCAATAATGCTCAGCGGGCTAAGTCTTTGGTAGGGCCCTATCAAAAGTTATGGCCTGCAAAGATTGCTTCAGGAGGCAGACCTATAAGACAAGGCCCTGTAGCTTTGATTAAAAAGCTTACTGTATTTCTTAATAAGCATCCTAAAGTTACAGAACAGCAAATCCTGGATGCAACTACCCGCTATATAGCTATGAAAGCTAAAGAGAATTATAACTATATGGTATGTAGTGATTACTTCATTGAAAAAGGAAGTACCAGTGTACTTGAAAGCTATATCACAAATCCAGAACTTGGTTCAAAAGCATTAGAATCTGCTAAAGCTATAAACCAGCGCTTTATATGAGTGAATTCCTGCAGCATGTTGATGCTGGTAGGCTGGGCATGAATGCTGGCTTGCATAACTGTTTTGATAAGTTTAATGATTACTTATACAATACCCAAAAAGCAACTTATTACGCTATTGGTGGCGCACCCAGTTCCGGCAAGTCAGCATTGATAGATGATAATTTCATCCTATCTCCTTACATGTATTATGAGAAGTTGGGTGTTAAACCTAAGATCAAATGGTTTTACTACAGCTTCGAGATTTCTAAAACAGCAAAACGGGCCAAGTGGACAGCTTATAAGTTATTCCTGGATCACGGTCTTAAAGTAGACAGTGCTTATATTTTATCTAAAGGCAAGAACAGGATTAGTGATGAAATCTATGCCAGAGTTGTTGCAGTAGATCAATACATGGAGCAGCTTTTTGATCACATTGTTTTTGTTCAAGATGCTGATAATCCTACAGGTATTTACAATACCATAATGAAATATGCCGAAGCTAATGGGAAGATTCATACAGTACCATATAAGAATCTTGATGGTAGCACAGGATTAACCAAAACAGGTTATACTGCTAATGATCCTGGTGAGCATGTTATGATTATAGTTGATCACGTAGAGCTTACCAAAAAAGAACGTGGTTATGATACCAAGCAAAACATAGACAAGCTTAGTGAGTACATGATCATTGCAAGAAACCTGTTTGGGTATTCACCCATACTGGCTGCTCACTTTAACAAAGGCATGTCAGGAATTGACAGGTTGAAACTTGCCCACCAGGGTAAGATGGATCTTGCACCAATTCTTGAAGATTTTAAAAATACTGGTAATCTTGGCCAGGACTGTAATGTAGCTCTGGGTGTGTTTAATCCAGTGAAGCATGATCTGCAAGACTATGCAGGTTATGATCTAAGCAGAATGGTAAACAGTTTCAGAAGCATACACTTGATGAAAAACAGGGAAGGTGCTGAGTATATCAACATCGGCATGCATTTCAATGGTCAGATAGGAAAGTTCAGAGAATTACCGGAAGCTAAAGCTTTTGAGATAGGTATGGCAAATTATAACAACTATCAATAATGGGTAACAAATTCAATCATATTTATACTAATACATACATAGAAAATCCAACGTGTAGCATATGTGGATCAAGGATCTCACATGAATGGCTGGCAGGAGACTATACTATGCTAGTTTGTAGCAAAGAGGAGTGCTTCGATGAATGGAGTTTGAAGCGTCTCGAGGATCAAAGAAAACATAGGCTGCAAAATGCAGTTAATGAAGTTCTGCAAATCCTCGAGGGAAAAAAATAAAAATTATACTAAAATTAAAAAACATGGCGAAAGCAATTCTAGTAATTGGCGACATGGGTACAGGTAAAAGTACTTCTCTGAGAAATCTACCTCCTACAGAGACAATTATCATTACACCTAACTCCAAGGATCTTCCCTGGGAGGGTGCTATGAAATATTTCAATAAGAGAAACGGCAACCTGATATCCTGTCTGAAAATTAAAAAAGCTGTGATGACAGACCCCAATGAAGCTAATGGGGTATTAGAAAATCTTGCTCTTGCAAACAAAAATCCAGTGATCAAGTATGTTGTTCTTGAAGATTTAACACACTTCATGAATGACAGGATGTTGGATGATAAATTTGTAGCGAGTCAGGATTGGAGTAAGTGGAACAGGTTTGGTGCTGATATGTTTGCTATTACAACCAAACACATCCAGAGCATGAGAGATGATTTAACTGTGATTATCATTGGCCACACTGAGGCTAAAGATAATGGCGTAATGGGATTGCAAACAGCAGGAAAGCTGTTGGATAATACTGTGAAGCTACCCAGTTATTTTACTTATGTATTTCATAGCAGGGTGTTTAGTCAGAACAATGTGCTGACTTACAAGTTCCAGACTCACAATGACGGTAAATACCTGGCTAAAACACCAATGGGTATGTTCAAAGATGATTTTGTAGATAATGATATGAAAGACATCATCACTACAATTGATGACTATAGAAATGGCAAAGCTATTACAGCTACTGCTGCTCCTGTAGCAACTCCTGGCGTGCCCGTCAAGCTGGGTTAAAAAAAACAAAACAAAATAAAAACAACTAATAAAATTTAACATGAAAAAAATCACATTTGATTTCTTGAAAACAATGGAGATTAAGGAAGTTGAGAAAACTCCCCTGACAACTCCTACCAGCAAACTTCCTGCTCCAGGTGCTCACCTGAGATTGTTTCCTGATGGTACTGTGTATCCCAGTCCTGAACTGGTAGCTCTTCATAATCTTGAGTTCCAACCACAAGGTTCTGCAGCTGCTGAAAATGGATATGATGTGTTTACTTCTATAGAATGGGAACAGTATGGTAACAGTTCTTCTTCTGCACAGCCTTTTGTATGCTTGGCATTGGTAAGCAAGCATCAGTCTAGGGTTAGTTTGTTTTCTCAGACAAAGTACAATCCTGATCAAACCCCAAAATCCAGTGTGCTAACACAAAAAACTACAGCTGGGCTCGAGCTAATCACAGCATTAAGTGCAGTATACCTGGAAAAGCCTGAAGACAATTTGTTTGAAGACAAAGCTTACCTGGATCTGGTAATAGGATTAAATTTCCCATTGGCAAAAACATCTACCGGAATTTATCACATCCCAAAAGTATTTGCTAAAGGTAAAGAAGCCGGCAAGCCTACTTATGTACGCAGAGAAAACATCCAGATCTTTCCTATAATGATCATGGAAGAAACTGCAGCACAAAAACCAACTCCTGCAGCACAACCAGTAGCACCAGCTGCTGTTCCTACTCCTGCTGCTACTCCAGTACCTAAAACTGCTGCAGCAGCAATCTTTGGGGTATAATCACACTCACACACAAAAGCTAAAAACAATTAAAAAATTAAAAACTAAAAATTATGATTACTCCTGGTATTTTAACAGATCTGCATATTGTCAAAGCAGAAAAAAATGATAAAGGAACTCTGGTAGTTACTGTTCAGCAAGGCGAAGGCGATGCTGAGTCATTGGCATCTATATCCAAAGTAACTTCTCAGTCAGAATCTGAGCAGCAGTTTTATTTCTGGCCTATAAAAGCAGATGACAGACTTACTACTGCAGAAGCTATTGGCTCTGCTATGTATGAAAGATTCAAAGATTTCAGAAATCAGCTTGGGCATATTCTGGAACAGTTCATGCCAGTTGACAGCCTGAATTTTGATCCTGTTGCAGGCATGCCACATATTACTACGGTAACAGCTTTGAAAGCTGCACTGGGAGATCCTGACACGGGTGAAATTGTTGCTGCAAAGGTGTATGATAATTACATCACGGCTTTTATCAACTATATCACACCTGTATTGCAAGGCCCTACACCAGCACTCAGAGGTAAATTTGTACGTGCTTCCAAAGACAAGCATTTCCCGGCATTTCCACGGTTCATCCCATTCCTAGAGCCTGCAAGCATTCCTGAGAAAAGCAGCCGGCTCTCCTTCACAGCTTATGAGCTGGGATTCAGAACAGGAGATGACAAGAAGGATAAAACTACCTGGACTGGTTTTGATCAGTCTAATCCTGTCCCAGGTGGCGATGCTTCTGCTGAAGATGCAGCTGCTGTGGATAAATTGTTCCCAGCAACTAACAGGTAAGCCAAGCCATGTCAGAGCGTATCTTAAATGGCTTTAAGCCGGAAAAGCAATTGCCTGACAAATTTGCAATCTTAGACCTGGTTGATGACTACACTTTATTTTGTTATTACATCAATGAAGAAGTGTATATCAACCAGGTTATTTTATCTCCGCTTAGAAATCCTGCCTTAGATCAGCCTGATACTGTACCGAGTTTTGTAATTTATGAATCCCGGTATAACAAGCTTAAATTTTATGATCATGGCAAAGGTGAAAAAGGCGGAGATATTTTTGATTTTGTGCAAGAGCTATATGGCCTGCCTGATTTTAAAGCAGCTTGTCAAAAAATATCCAGCGATTTTGGATTAGGATTATATCCCAATGAAAATTGTCATACTTCTCAGCAAGTTTTCTTAACTCCTGGTGACAGAAAGGTAAAACCCAGGGCTGATATCCAGAACATCATAAGCTTTGATAAGTTCACTCCTCAAGGTAAAGCATACTGGGATCAGTATTATATCACTCCTGAGATCCTAACAGAATACTGCGTTACACAAGTCAGAAGCTTAATCACAAACAGAAATGTCTCTACGTTAAGAACTTTAGCTTTTGGGTATAGGATTGGTAATAAATATAAAATTTACCAGCCTTATGAGCCAGAGTTTAAGTTCATGAATAACTATCCATCTAATTATGTAGAAGGCTTGTTCCAACTAACGCAGAGAAAATCTGATAACAGGCTGCTAATCATTACAAAATCTACTAAAGATGTAATGGTTTTAAGATTGTTAGGCTATGATGCGATATCACCAAAAGGTGAAAACATTTTAATCCCAGCAGATACTATCCAGAAGCTTAAATTGCAATTTAAAAAAATTGTACTGCTTTTTGATAATGATAAAGCTGGAGTTAAAGGCGTGTTGAAGTATGCTGAGCATAACTTCCAACATATCTGGATCCCTGGGGAAAAAGATGTGTCTGATTTTATTGCTAAGTTTGGCCCGCAAAAAACACATGATTTATTACTAGACCTATTACACTAACTAACATGACAGATCTTGATCAAAATATCAGAAAGCTTTTCAATAAGCATTTCCCCACATTACAAGCAGAAAACACAATGTCGGGAAATGAGATAAAAGTTTTCATAGAAGAGCTGGGCATTATAGTCCAGAAATTAATGGCTAATTCCAAAAAACAGGAATACAGTGAAGGTGCTTACATTAGCATCCGGGAACTGGAAGAGATTCTCCGGGTTATGCGAGATCTTAAAGAATGTTATGAAAATAACAAACCACACACCACACAAGATATTCTCAGACTAGATGAACTCAAGCAGCTGGAATACAAACTCACAGAAAAAATACTAACTAACAGGTAACTTACAACAACTATGAAAAAAATCGCAATCAAAACCAACTTACTAGGCAGGGGAGAAACTTTTAAAATTCTGGCTGTAGGCCATGCTACAGGCTATCCAGTACTACTCGTGGGCCCTCCAGGTGTGGGTAAAACCAGAGTGTTGCTGGATTACAGCATGGGCCTGAACAATGGCAATGCTATAGATGCATTGCAACATACTTTCATTCTGGAAACAGATGAAGGAACCAGACCAGCCGAGATCAAAGGTAGAGTAGACATGGAGAAGCTGCTTGCTCCTGGTATTGACACCGCTACCGGTAAAAACCTTACGCCAAGATATGAGCTGAACTCTCCTATTACAAAATCAAAAATGATTTTGATCAATGAGGTGGATAAAGCCAATCCTGGTTTGAGAAACTCTATGCTTGGTGTCATGAATGAGAAAATGCTGTTCAATGGCCAGGACAAGATTTACTGCCCATGGGAACTGTTCTGTGCAAGCTGTAATGTTATCCCTAAAGAGGAAGCTAACAATCCTTTCTGGGATAGGTTTGTGATCAAGCATCAAGTTAATAGGTTAACTAAAACACAACTGTTGCAATACTTCGGCAAGAATTCAAAGGCTCCAGTGGAGATTAATCTCCCTGAAAGCAATGATATTGACACATTTATTGCCAGCGATATCAACAGTGATTTGCTGAGAAGCTTTTTGGATGTGACTTATGATATCCTGTCTGACAGAAGCTTGAGTTATATCCCACGCATCATTGCTGCAGTAGCTTTTGTATTTGATGTAAACGTAAAAAAAGCTGCTATTAAGGCTTGTGAAATCCTGGCTGGTCCAGAGCGTGCCAAAACATTAGGCACCAAACTTGAGCCTGCTGAGATCAGCAACATCAGGAACAAAATAGAGTATATTAATACACTGCAAAACTATGATCAGATCTTGAATCAAATCGAAGATATCAAGAAAGCTGCCAAAGCTGCAAGTGTGCTTGATTCTGTCACCAAGGTTGATCTGGAAGACCTGGCTAAAGATTTAAACAAAATCTTGTCCAAGCATCCAGTGTATAATGCTGGTCTGCCTCAAGATGCAGTATCTGCAAACTAATTTTTAATTTTTAAATCTACCAACTATGGCAAAGAAGACCGGTAAATGGGATAATTGGAGTTGGGAAGATGCTTTTCAAGTCTCAGAGAGGGAGCTGGTTAACCCCAAGCTCTCTCGCTGGGATAAAAGCGATCTATATGATCTGCTTGTAGTAAGAGATCTGCGTAAACATTGTGCTGATAAAAATATTCAGCCTTATGCTGCAATGTCTGATGTAGATTTCGAAGCTGCAGTTGAAAAAGTATTCCCGAAATATATGTTGTATGATACCTATAACATTAATCACACACCTACAGAAAATATCAAGCTTGCCAATACAGATGAAAACAACAAATGGCTTTTTGATTTCTTAATGAACAAAGCCACGGGTTATTATTCTAAAACTGTCACTCAGCAAAATCCTTTTAACAGTTATGTGTACAGCTCTGAGATCATGAAGCAGCTGTTTGATATATATCAACAGGAAAATCCTCAGGGCCCTGGTGATGGTGATGGTGAAGGTAAAGATGGTAAAGGCCAGTCTGGTATGCAGAAAATGCTAAGCAAAATGCAAAGCAATTCAAAAGGCAATCAGAAGCTGGATAAAGCCATGGACCAGGCTCAGCAAAAAGCAGATGAAAGGATCAAAGACGCTGATGATACTGGCAATGCTACAGGAGATCTTGGATGTGATAAATCCATGGGTGATTTTAGCCTGGGAGAGTTATCAGAATTCATGAACTACATGGAAGCACTGGATAACATAGAGCTACCAGAATCTGTAGTAACCAGCTTTGTGAAGAATACCTTAAAGCTTTCTGAAGCTTATTTTTCCACCAAGTACACAGAATCTCAGGTAGAGTTGCTCGAGGCTGATGTAATAGATGATCTATCTAACATAGAATATCTGTTTCCTCAGCTGAGGGCACTAGGTCTGGACAATATTGTAACTCATGAGCGTAAATACCACATGAAGTTTGATCTGTTTGTAGATATTTCCGGATCTATGAGCAGTCAGATCTATGATGTTAAAGGTAATGGCAGCATTGCTGGTATAGACCTGGCCAAGATCACTGCCCTAAAGCTTAAAAACATGGGTCATGTAGAGGATGTATATCCTTTTCAGTCCAGGGTAGAAAAAAAGCTTACCAAGAAAAGTGACATCGCGTTGATGAAATGCACCGGAGGTACTGATATCAATGAAGTTATTCGTACAGTACAAAAAACAGACAGGCCCAGTGTAGTGATCACAGACATGCAGGATAGTATAAGTATTTACGATCCTAATGTGTTCTTTGTGGGCATACTTGGAGCCACGTTTGAGAATTTCCGCGGACAAACTATAGGCAAACAATACATTGAAAACCGCCAGTGTATCAAATATGACAATACTAACAAGTTTGTCCTGGTGCAGTAATTTGTTACCTTTGCACTTCCTACAGTCTTCTAAGCATAGACTTAAGGTTATACAGTATATAAAAAGCCGTTATTTATTAACGGCTTTTATTTTATATTTTTTTCTGTATAGCTTTAGGAAAATGCTTACAACTTATGGGCAGTAAACGTAACCGCACTGCAGGCCATGGCTTCGAGAGGTGCATTATCAACGAGCTTAAGCTATTAGGCTTCCCGGAAGCAGTTTCAGCAAGATCAGAAAGTAGAAATTTAGATGACAAAGGTGTTGATATCTGTAATGTCAAGCCTTATAATATCCAATGTAAAAACACTGTGCTTACACCTAACTATCACGAGCTGATTACTAATATGCCACAGGATCCGGAAGTAGCCAACATCGTCATTCATAGAAAAACTAAAAAAGCTAATACCAGGTTTGTAACCCAGGATGATTATGTGCTAATGCGAAAGTCAGACTTCTACAAGATCCTGAAAAAGCTTCATACTTAAAATTTTTGTTAGTTAGTCAACACTAAGGGGAGCTGGAAACGGTTCCCCTTTTTTTATAACTTAAAACCTAAACCATGAAAATGAAAGTATGGGTAAATGTTTACTACGCATGCTACACAAACAGAACCCGGTTTTACTTCTCGCAATCTTATTCTACCAAAGCCAAAGCCTTGGTAGGACTTGCACACAAGAAGCACAGCATGAAAGATTTGTATTATGACACTATTAAGATTTACTTATGACAGACCTAGAAGATGTTGAATTTCTTCCTCCAGATAAGAAAACTACTGCCAATGCTGCTTTAATCAAGAAGGCTTTCTATGCTGGATTTAAATCAGGCGTTGCTTTTGTAAATGAAAGTGAATCTATGAACGATGTTTATTGGCGACAAAAAGCATTTAAAGACTTTTGTAAGAACAACAAAATCAAATTATGAAACTAACAGAAGACTTTCTTTTAGAAAATGGATTTGAAAAAGTTCCATATTTCACAATTACAAATACAATATTCAAAGACTTGGGAAGAAACAGAATCTTATCAATAGGTTGTGTTGGAACTCCTAATGAAATGGTTTGGATTTGTGAGGTTGATAGAACTGATCCAAAAAAGATTAATGATTTAGTGTGCCTTAGAAACTATGATTATGATGGCTACACAACTCAAAAAGAATTACTAGAGCTTTATTCTATTATCATAAAAAAATGAAAACTAACTTACAACGCAAAATCAGCTGGGAGCCAGCTTATGATAAACGTCATGCTGATCCTCAGAAAAACTATGGTGTACATGGTTTGACCATGAGATTTTTAGTATCTGGCAAGCTTGGTACTGTACAGTTTTTACTATACACCAACTGGTTATTAGCCAGTACCCGGAAAGATTTTGATCAATTTGAAAAAGTCAGTAGGTTTTTGCTGGACCCTTTGCCGGCAGATATAGGCTATCATTCCAGGGTGCCTAGATATGAAGGCCAGAACCCAATGTTCAGAACCAAGATCAAGCGCAAAGCCCCAAAAGAAATTGTATTTGATGACGAAGTAGTAAGTCTGCCGGATTTTGAATTAGACAGAGAGTTCCTGCCAGAGCCTTGTATTTATCTTAACGGGGATCCTTGTTTTTATGACGGAAGTAGCTTAAATGCTGTAAGGTATTTTGATATCCTAGTAGAGAAAGGCGATGAAGCTTTGTGGCTTGCACTGGAAGATTATTACTCTAGGGCATTAGGTATTGAAGCAAGCTGGTTAAGCAAGTTTTACATTTTCGCTGACGAGACAGATAAAAACGAGCCTGTAAATCCAATACAATGGTTTTATATCTACAGGCATCAAAACGGGGCCTGGGAAAAAAGTGAAATGTTTAACAGTATACCCAGTGTTATCTGGTCAAAAATAAAAACGCATTGCCAAGTATTTTACAAAAAATTTAATAAGTTTACAAGTAGAAAAACTGTATAACGCTTATGCTTTGCTTACAACTCAGACCTGGAGTTTCCTCTCCCGGTATTTTCACAACTAACTTTATCCTACTTATGCTAACTACATCACAACAACGTGAAGTGGACAAGTGGCTTATTAAGAATCAGCCTCAAGTCCAATACTTGCTTGAGGAAAATGCGCTTAAGCAACTTTTGTATGAAGTTTATGAAGCTGGCATACAGACACAGCTTACTCTGGAACGTAAAAACAATGAAGAAGAGGAAGAAGATGACGATGCTAATGAAGCTGAAGAAGCTAAAATTCAGGAAGAAGTTAAATCACGTATCCAAGATGATAAGCTTACATGCTATTCCAGTATACTAATTCAAAATTTATGACACCTGTAAACACACATGTTAACAAAGTACTTATTGA